CTCGTGGAGCATGTGTCACAACGATCTACGCGACGCTCTCTCGGTCTCGCTATATTCTGGTTTTCTACTTCTATGAGGTAATCCCTAAATATGTCTTTCCTTTGAAGTCCCACTGTCTCCTTGACGTTAAAAATATTGTCAGTGTTCGTGGTTTCCTCGGCTTCGTCTGCGTATTGGTTCATGTAAGGCATACATTTAATCATGTAATCGGACATCTCCGCTTCGTACCTCTTTTTATTGGAAGGGTCGGTCTTGATAAGATTGGTCCACTCTTCAATCTTATTTTTATACCTGCTTAAAAAATTCCCACTTTCCATTAATTAAAGATGATACTCAACCTTTTAAGTAATGTTTTGTATTTTTACAAAAGGCTGACGACTCCCAGAGACTACAGCATAATCTCTGAAGAGTTGGAGTATAAAATTGATTATAGATTGAAGTATCAGGTGGAGGACCAATTTTGGGAGGAGGAGAGGAAGGACTGGGACGGCATCCTCGATGAATTCTATGTCCGTGCGACTGGGCGACCTTTCAGGCACACGGTTGTTCCGCAAAATGTCAGGAACCTCACACTCCGTGTCAAATACTGGTACGGTGGTAAAGTCTATAAAGTCATCACCAATGACATCAACTATGTTCCAGGCGAGGAGGAAGGTAGCTCGATGATTTTTACAATTCCTTTGAGTAGTGTTTGGATTGTGGATCACGATGATAAGCCACAAGTAAACATTACTGAAAAGGTGAAGCGTTATGCGGGACCGAGAAATGATTTCCACTGTGAGAGTGTACCTCTCAAGGACTTCCTCTACTACACGACGGAGACTCTAAAGTCCCGTTTCCCCAAAATCATTCTGACAAACTCCCTTGGAATGAAAAAGACCTTACTTACCCTCGAAGACTTTACAACTGATCTTCGGATACCTTAGTGGCTAGGTAGAACTTGAGGTCGCCCAAGTTGGCCACGTTGTACTTGAGAATCAAAAACCTATTCCCCTCTTCTTGCATAATTTGCACGGATGCACACATACTCGATGCCTTTGTGAATATGTTCAGATACTTTAGGGAGTACAAGCCTGATATTTCGATGCTATCTTCTGCACACTCAATAGAGGTTTCTTGATTGGCAAAGTCGCCTTCGCACTTGAGCTGAAGTTCCTTACCCACCCTCGTAATTTCAATGTCTTGTCCAATATTGGACATGTCGCGACACAGGCGTTGAAATTCCGCAGATGACAGAATAGTCACACTCGTCATTGTGACACTTGGGACTTCAATACGGCTCTCATTAATGTCCAAGAGCTTCAATTGAAACTTTGTGTTTGTCTTTTTGTATTCACTCGCGATTTCAATATCCATAAACTCTTTGGAGTTGATTTCAATTTTGAGCACATCATTGCTCGTGATTGTCTTCAAAAGCTTGTATGTATTTGAAATGTTAATACCGGCGATAATCTCCTCCTGTTCGCAATGATACTCTTCGAAATTATCGGCACTCAAAAACATATCGATGAGGGATGTTCTCGCTGTGTCGAGGGTCACCACATACATACCCTGTGGGCGAAAATAGATATTCACATCATTAAGGATGTCCTTGAGAACTTCAAATGTTGATTTTATGGCCGAAGCCTGAATCGTCACGAGTTTCATGTTGTAGAATTACCGCGCCGTATCTTTAAATCTTTTCACTATAGGCAACACCCTTACTCACATCACGGTTTATCTTCTCTTCGAGTTCCCTTGTCATCGCGGGTTGAAGTGATTGGCCGTAATTGTCTAGTGCAAATATATCTGTATCATTTTCATCGCCATCGAGGGTTGTCATTGAACAGGCTCCGCTAAATCCCCAGTTAGTGACTTCTTTATTTGGAAGAAGGGAATCCAACCAATTCCTGATTTCCCCTCCGACGAGAATTTTTCCGTTCTTGGTGAGCATCGTTGGCACTCGTGTAATCTTATTTCGATACGCAGGTGGAATGCCTTGGGTGTTGATGTTATGATAGTGTACGAGCTGTTTCAGCTGGGGGTGTCGATTGACATACTCGATAACTTCCATTGAATGTTTACACCTTGGGCTATAAATCAGTAGTGACATCTACTATGTACATGGTATTTTGTAAAAAAAAATTAACGCATAGTAGTAAAGATGAACTGGACGATAACGATCATCCTCATTTTACTTGCCCTGTTGATCACGACCAGACGAGAACCTTTCACAGAAATCTTTGGTTTCTCAGGCTACACGAAAGTATCCGATCCCATTCGTTTCGACGACCCCAGACCAGACTTGTCTTCGTACAAAGTGGCGGAGGCGAGTGTCACCAACGATACCATGCAAAAGTTTGTTCTTCGCACCAATGAGGAAATTCAAAAGCGCACCGGCCTTTGCACCTATATCATTGAGACTACGTCACTCAAACGCTACGTGAAGGAAGATAGTGATATGTATGAGTGTGTATTCATGGCTGTGAAGAACAGTGGTTTTGCCTTTGGATTCTCTGTGGCTGCCCTGTTTGAACTATCAGGTGACGACGCAAAGCTCGTCTCTTTGCGATCGCAACCATTTGGCTCCGAGGCGCCATCTAATGTGACACCATTTGTGCAGAGCCGTGGTGGTCAGGACTTTGTCAAGTATGAACTCGTGAAGAAGGCTGCGGTTCCAGGCATAGGTGAGTTAGAACTGGCTAAAAATAAGTTGAGTCAATTATAATGATCAGCATCAATGATGTGACGAAGATTGATGAAAAGAGAAAACAGATCAAAAAGGAGATATACACGAGGGTATATGAACAGTTTTCTCGAAAGATTAAACAATCGGTGGAGTTGGGTCACAAACAGGTACTTCTCACGGTTCCAACATTTGTCATAGGATATCCCACATTTGACAGAGGTGCTGCAGCGAGATACATCACGAGACAACTCAAGTTGGGTGGTTTTGATGTCAGTGCTGTGAGTGAATACGATATGTATGTTTCATGGAATGTGCCCAAAAAGACCAGACCAAAGATTGAAGAACCCAATGAAACCGAATTTCCAGATCTGATGAATCTCAAAAAGATAGCAAACAAATACAGGAAAGGGGGTGCGTAGGACAGCCACTATTAAAAACACACTCAATGATAAATGGACACCCTCAGTATAATGGTAGAGGCGAAGAAGGAGTACATGGGACAGCTTTACATGATCATGTGTCCACCTATGATTGAAGTTTTTCAGGATTTGTATGACGAGGCAACGAAGCTCTCTAAAGGGAAGAAGACTCTCATGATGTTTCAAAAACTATTGAAAGAAGTGCCAAACTGGTCTAACGCTATGTCCAAACAGCACAGTGACAACATTGCGAACCGATGTGCTTGGTTCAACGATCTCTTGGCTGCCGTCTTTGTCGCGTGCACCAAGATCCTTTCGGCGGTTCGACTTAAGGCTGAGAACAAGAAGATTAGTCTCAAGCTCCCAACCAATGAAGTTTTTATTCAGACCTGCTACAACAACGCGGCAAAGGATCTCTACAAGGATCCATATGTGTTCCACGAAGAGCAAAGTGAATATGTGCGTGACGAGGAGTTGACTCGACGCTTCAGTTTGTGTATTGAGGCTACCGTAAAGGAGCTCATTCCGGTGCAAGAAATCCTCCAGACCTACATGTCTCAAACGCTTGAAACGCGGGACATTGACCTTGATGGTGAAGTTCGTGATACAGAAGATCCAGAAATCTTTGACGGTATGGAAGAACCATCCATGGAGCCAGAGCCGGAGCCGGAGCAGGAGCAGGAGCCAGAGCTCCAACCGGAGCCAGAGCCACTGTCGGAACACCCACAACTCACGGGCCTTGAAAATGAATTCAAAACTGTCCCAGGTGTTCAAGCACCACCACCACCTGAACCAGTCACACATTCCTTACCAGCGGAGGAACCAATGCAGGAGGAGGACGAGGGTGTCTTCTTCGGAGATGCCCCAGAACAGCGTGTAAAAAAAACTGCGTATAATTAAATGGAGCTATCCGACTACCTCAGAGATCCAATGAGTGCCGCCCTCATTGCGGCGGGTATTACAGCGGGTTACATTCACCTTAAGGCTCAGTTGAACAACGAAGGTAAATTGGAACTTAACAAGTATACCAAGCCAGCCGCCCTCAATGCGATCCTCGTATACTTTATCGTGTCAAATGGACTTGGTCGGAGAGAGTCTATCTCTACTGAACCTTTCTAAACTTAAAGATTTGGCCTCTAAAATAAGAAAATGGCGTCTGTGTCTGCTTTTAATGACATGCTCTCCCAATTTCTTGTGGAATTGCACAAGACTTTTCCAGACGAAAAGGGTATCAAAAAGATGATTACATCGTTCGAAGTTCTCAAGAGTACGAACCCACGCGTGGTTGTTGATGGATTTATGAAGGGCGTTGCACCGTATGCCGACAAGATTTCCGCAAAGGACGAAGCTTTCATTCTCGAAGAGATTGAAAAGATTGACCTTCTTAAGGATCTCAACATTAAGAGCTATTGGGCTCGTATGAGTGCCAATACGAAGGCGGCGACCTGGCAATATCTCCAGACCCTCTACATGTTGGGCACAACGATTACGGCAATCCCCGCTGAGACTCTCACTCTCATCGAAAGCATTGCGAAGGACTGTGCCGATAAGATGCAGACGGAGGGTGGTGAAATCAACCAAGAGGCGCTCATGAAAATGATGGGTGGTATGCTTGGTGGTCTTGGTAAAAAATAAACCTCGCGCTATACTAAATGAAGGCTTGGTTCGACGATCCACAGCAACTCATCCGTAGTGATAAGATTGCCCAATTTTGGCCCAATCGTGATCAGACCCCAGAAGACCGAATTAACGCGGCGTCTCGTTTTGTCATTTATGCGACATGCATCATTTACCTCATCCGTCGGGACCCAAGAATCTTTGTTCTCGGTGCGACTATTTTGAGTGTTCTTTATGTACTCTACAGATCGAAGATGGTTGAAGAGACCTATGGTATGCCCGCGAGTGGACGTGGTGCTAAGTGTCAAATGCCCACAGAAGACAACCCAATGGGTAACGTCCTCATCACAGACTACACAGACGCCCCCAACCGCCTCGAAGCGTGCTACTATCCAACCGTTAACAAGCAGGTGAAGGCGTACCTCGATGACCGTATTCCATACGATGCGGGGCGTTCTCGTTCGGCGCACCCCGAATATCAGCGCAACGCTGCGGCTCGCCAGTTTGTGACTGCCCCAGTTTCAAAGATTCCAGGCGACCAAACTGGTTTTGCGGAGTGGCTCTATGGCCCCAAAAATGGCGCGATTTGCAGATCCAACCCAGAAATGTGCGATCCCGACGCTCGTGGTGTTCAGCTTGAGGCGTTTGGTGGACTTGATCTATCCGGTGATGTGAGAAGTTCTAGATTGGGTCACGGTGTAGCAGCATAAATATTCTCATGTAATAATAAATGGCGTATCAACTCCAACCGGGTCTCGCGATTGTTCAAAATGTGGGTGCTATCCCACCGGTAAAGGCGACTGACGAAATCTTTGTGTATCCCCAGCCCAGTTCCCTCAACTGCGGTGGATGCCGACCAAACACCATGTTGTACGGTACGGCGCCATATATGGCTGGTAAGGGTGCTCCAGCGCGATTCATTGATACGAGCGACCAACTTCGACCACAATCGACTACTCGTTTCGGCAAGGTAATCGTTCCAACCTATGAACGCAACCTTTTCCCACTCTCCAACATGGAATGCAAGGTTCCTCTCCGCACGATGACATATGAACCATCGAGCACTCGTGCGGAACTTCAGAACGGACTTTTCCAACAAAGATACGCTAATAAAAATGTTACTAGAAAATAAGAATGGCCGATCCCATTTCACTTGTAGCTGTCGCTGGTCTTATTTACGCCGGTCGAGCTTTGAGCACTGGATCCACCCCGAATGCTCCAGTGGTGGAGACACCACAACCACCAATGGAGTACGACGAAACTCAAAGAGACTTGGCCGGTACGCCCGAAGAAATCAGCGCAAAGATGGAACTTGGTAACTTTGCTGACATCGTCGCGCAGAAGAGAAGTTCAGGTCAGGAAGTTCTTGATATGAGAAATCGCATGTACGATACGGGTCGAATGAATAACCTCTCCCCTATCGAGAAGCAAATGGTTGGTCCAGGTCTTGGTGTGAGTGCGGATGTCCCAGCGTACGGTGGTTACCAACAGTTGTTTCGTGTGAACCCCATCAACGTGGGTGCGTATCGTCTCACAACACTCCCAGGCCGATCTGGTCCAGCTGCTGATGTTACTGGTGGTCGATCTGCCCTCGTTGGTGAATTGACTCACAATAAGCCAGAAACAACGGCTTTCCTACCCACTCGTCTTCCAGCGATGCCTGGACGTGCCCAAGGTATGTCTGGTATGGTGCCACGCCAAGAGCATGAAAAGACCAAGAGAACGACAAACCGCTCGGAAACTGGTCACCGCGCCGATGGACTTGGCTACAATGCTGCGAAGCGTTTTGTTCCAGCCCAAACAATGCCCCAAGACCCAACTCGCTTCAAGAGCGACCGCAATGACATGCAGTTTGCCTATGCGAGCCACGCTGCTCCAGGTATCACCAACTTCAGCGGTGCTTACATGACGAGCGCGGCGGCACGAGTCATGAATAAGACTAACGACGAACTTATGGCGTACGGTTTCCGCCCAGAGGACAGGCGTGGTAAGGCGAATCGTATGGGTAACCCAGGCCGTATGAATGTCACACAGACACGCGGTTCCCTCACGACGGTGCGCACAGATAC